GAACCGGGCCCGCAGGGAGTTCCGCAGCCCCGGCATCCCCTCGTCCACCACCAAAAGGGTGGTCAGCTCCCGCCACGCCGTATCCGCGGCCCCGCCGGTCGTCGTCCGGGTAGTCACCCCCCGCACCACGTAATAGGACCCTGCCAGCGTCTCCAGCGCCGTCACGCCCCCCTGCACCAGGGCGTCGATCTCGTTGTCGTCGTAATTGCACTCCAGCCCGTCCAGCCCGAACAGCTCCGCGCCGCCCAGGGGCAGGGCCGGGTCGCGGTTCCCGGCGATGGCCCCGGCCACCGCCGCGGCGCACACCGCCCCGCCGGAGCCGTCCCCCATGCCGGGGGCCACCAGCACCACCCGCTCGCAGTTGAGGCCCGCCGCCCGGGCGGTGAGCTCCGCCACCGTCTCCCCGGCCTTGCCGCCCACCACGGCGATCCGCTCCTTCCGGGCGCCGGAGCACTCCACCACCATGGCCTTCACCTTCTGCTGGACCGCCAGCTCGGAACTGTCGCACACCACCACGTCCACGTTCTCCAGCTTACCGGCTGCCTCGATGGCGTCCTCATAGTCCGCCCCGGCGGCCACGCCCAGCACCGTCCCCGCGCCGTTGCGCAGCGCGATCCGGGCCATTTTGCTCAGCATACACTGGCCCACGTCCGCCGCCGCCCTGCTGTAGCTGGCCCACTGGAACACCGTCCCGGCCTCCGTCTCCCCGGCGGCTGCCAGGATGGCCACCCGGCCGCCCCCGGCGTTGGCCGCCGTCAGCCCCGAGGTCTCATAGGAGGAATACACCCCCGGCCTCTCATGCTTCACTCCCGCGCTCATTTCATCGTCCCCCTTATCTCAAAGTCCGTCAGCGCCGCGCCGCCGTCCTCCGCGGCCCGCGCCGTCATCCACGCCCCGCACCGGCACCGCGCCGCCAGCCGGTACAGCCCGTCCCCGTCCAAAAACTCCGTCTCGCCCATGTCCAGCCCGGTCACGGGCACACCTGCGGCCCCCCGGAACAGCAGCTCCTCCGCCGCCCGCTCCGCCGCCTCCCGGCACACGGACGCCCCGGCGTCCCTGGGCGCGAACACATCCACCCGCAGCGTCAGCTCCGCCGCCTTTCCATACACCTCCCGGCGTCCGCCAGCCTCAGCCTCCTCCGTCCCCAGGAAGTCCTGGAACCCCCCGGCCCCGCAGGAAACCCCCGCCAGTGCCACCGCCGCCACAGGCCCCCGCACCCGGCGGGCCCGCTCCGGCTCCATGGCCTCCACCGCGTCCAGTCCGGCGGCCCTGAGCTGCTCCGCCACCGCGGAGCGCCACCGGCCCAGCGCCCCGGTCAAGCCCCGTCCTCCGGGCAGGGCCGCAGGGCCAGCCACAGGTGGGTCACCTGTCCCCCCACCCAGATGGGCCGCGCCGTCATCACCTCAAGCCGCAGGCCGCCCCACTCCAGCCAGCCCCCCGGCCCCAGCTTGTCCAGCGGCGTCCCCGGCTCCGCCAGCCCCAGGAACCGGTGGGTGGAGTAGCTGCCCAGCGTCCCCGCCGCCTCCTGCCAGTCCGCCTTTGTCATGGGCTGGACAATGGCCATACCCCGCCCCGCCTCGGTTCCGTCCTCCCGGCGGCACACCATCTCCTGCCCGCAGGTGCGAATCACCCACGCGAATGCCTCAATCAACCCCGCACCCCCCGAAATACAAAGCTCTCATCCCGCAGGAAGGGGGCCAGCAGCGCCAGCGCCCGCTCCGCCAGCTTCCCACTTCCGCCGCCGTCCCCGTCCCGCCGGACGGAAATATCCCCGGCGGACAGCGACGTGATCCCGTCCAAGCCCCCGCCGCCCCGCAGCCAGTCCATGGCCAGCCACGCCGCCGCCAGGGGGAACGCCTCCCCGCACTGCTCCGCCGTCACTCCGTCCCTCAGCCGCCGCTCCAGGGCGGCCCGCGCCCCGGCGCACACCGTCCGGAGCACGCCCTCATCCGTCCCCGCCCCATACAGGGCGGCCACCAGCTCCATCACCTGTTCCTCCATGGGCGCCCCCTAAATCAGAAAGGCCCCGTCGGCGGTCTCCTGGGCCAGCTGTTCCGCCCCATAGTGGAACTGCGGCCTGCCCACCAGCAGCTTATCCGCCTTCCCCCGGTACAGCTTGATCAGCCCCGCCAGCTCCTCCTCGTCCAGCTTCCCGGCCACCTTTTCCAGCAGAGCGTGCCCCAGCTCGGGCTCCACAACCCCCGCCAGCCGCACCAGCTCCGCCCGCAGGCCCTTCAAATACTTCCGCCCCAGCCGGGCCTCGTCCTCCAGCCGCGCCCCGGCGCTCTTGATGACCCCGGCCTTCCGCTGGGCGGGCACCGCCACAAAGGACCACTCATACACATCCTTGGCCCCGGTCAGCACGCCGCAGCACACCTGCCCGCCGTACTCCTCCCCCTTCTCATGGGGGCACCCGTCCAGCTCCTGCCCGCAGATGGAGCACACCACCTTGTCCACCGCGCACCCCACGCTGACCTCCCGCTTGATCCCCCCGTCGATCTCGGCAATCAGCGAAGCGTTCTCCTGGGTGCGCATCAGGTAGGCCCACCCCTTCAGATAGCGGTAGGGCCGCCCGTCGGCGGTGAGGATCCCCTCGCCCCCCACCACCTCGGTGCGGTAAATCCGGGCCGTCTGCCCCCGGGCGCTCCACTGGTGGTCGAACACCCCGGACACCCCCACGAACATGGGGGCCAGGGCGTCCAGCGTAGCGTCGTCAAACCGCTCCCAATCCCGGTCGATATCGTTGTCGCACAGCCGCAAGGCGAAGGTATACACCTCGTCCGCCCCCAGCTCCCGCCGGGCCAGCGCGTTGATCAGCCCCAGCTCCTCCTGATCCGGCGTACCGATCCCCTTCACCGCCGCTTCCTTACAGATCTCCATTCTCACGCTCCCCTTCCAAAGCCCTGGCCTGGGCCCGGTACAGCTCCGCCCTGGCCTCCGACTCCTCGTCCTGCAAATTCACATCCAGCCAGTCCACCACCACCCGGTCGTCGAACCCCTTGAGCCGCAGCCAGAACTCACAGATCCGCTCCACCACCGGCTCCAGCCCCCGCCGGATGGCGGCAATCTCGCTGGTCATAATGTCCGCCTGCTGCCCGCTCATCCGCTCGGTGGACGACCAGCTCAGCCCCAGCAGGAAGGGCGGAATCCCGGTTTTCGCCACCAGCTGCTCCAGAATCTGCCGCACCGGCACCTCGGAGTCCAACGCCTGGTTGTCCGCCCCGATGGTGCGGATCTCCACATCCCCGGCGCACACAAAATCCCGGACGGCCCCGTCCCGCCCCGCCTGCATGGCGGCGGACCACTCCCGGGCCACAGTATTGCACCGCTCCCGTGCCGCGCCGTCCTCCCCCTTGCACACCACGGCGAACCGCACGTTGCCCATCCGCTCCCAGTTCTTGCCCACCGCGTCAAAGATTTTCATCAGAATGTCCGCCAGAAAGGGCATGGACCGCAGCATGGACACCCCCCAGGGTGCCCCCGCCTCCGGCTGGAATGGCGTGAACAGCACCAGCTCCTGCCGCTCCGCCTCCCGGGCGGGCCCCACCCCGTCCCGGGCGTAAAAGGTGATGTCCAGGGGGCTGTCCCCCTCTTTTATCTCCACCTCGGCGGGGTCGGCGCACAGCAGGGCGGCGATCTCCCGCCCGTCCCCGCTGGGCAGGATCTCGCCCACCCCCCTGCCGCACACCAGCATGGAGTCCAAATACTGATCCAGGAACGCCTGCAAGCCCCGCTGCCCCCAGCCCGCGGGCACGGTGCGCAGAAACCGCTCCAGCCCCTCCTGGGCCCGCCGGTCCCGGCACACCACCTTCACCCCGCCGCACAGCCGCACCAGCTTGCAGATGGCCGCGTCCACCACGGGCACCGCCTCCCGGATGGCCCGGTACAGCCCGATCTCCCCCCGTCCCAGGGGCACATATCCGTCTAACTGGAGGAAGGGGTGCCGTCCCGAATCCCGGAGCTGGGCGGCGGCAGCCGCCGCCCCCCGCCCCGTATCCCGCTTCCGTCCGCCCATCAGACCGTCAGCACCCGGCTGGCGTCCTCGAAGATCTTGGCGTAGCCGGAAATGGTGGTGATGGCGGCCCGCTCCAGCTGCCGGTCGATGATCTTGTCATACTCCACCATCACGTCCCCGGCCTTCACCATCTCCAGGGCGTAGTTCTTGTCCAGGCCCAGAATCTTCCCCGCGGGCACGGCGGAGGACCGCAGCACCTTGGCCCCCATGGGCGTCACCATCCGCCCGGTGCCGTGGAAGTCCAGCCCCGCCTCCGGGTCCCGCATCTGCCGCAGGTCCAGCAGCTTGGGCAGGGTGTCGGTGCCCACCAGCAGCGCGTTGAGCTGGTAGGGCTCAAAGTCGTTCCAGAACGCCACCAGATCCTCATAGGTCAGCGTGCCCGCCTTGGCCACGGCGCTGACCTGGGCCGGGTTGCCGTTGCCGTCGCCGTCCACGATCACATGGATGGCGTCCTCCAGCAGCATCCGCCCGATCTGGGCGCCGATCTGCCGCAGGGTGACGGAGAACAGGTCCAGCTTCTGGAACCGGATGGCCTCATAGGAGGCCACCAGCATCCGCCCCCGCTTGTGGAGCTTCACCAGGTTGTCCCGCGTCCGCACGGTGGTCTGGGGGATGGACGCCCCCTCCTCCACCCGCTTCAGCTCCCGCTCGTCCTCGGGCACCGACATGATGGAGCGGTAGTCCATCCCGTCGATGACCGTCTCGGTGGCGGTGATGTCGGGCAGCACATTGGCCTCCTCCATCCCCGCCTTCACCGCCCGGGCGATATACTCCGGAAACAGCACCGCCGACTGGGCGGTCTTGAAGAACTTCTCCACCACGTCGGACCCCGCGCCCTTCACCCGGATATCAAACCGCTTGAGCTGCCGCTGGTAGGCGTCCAGCCCCTCCAAAGCGGTGCCCCGATACTGCTCGCTGGGATCCAGCTTCTCCAGCACCTGGGTAAAGGACTTCCCCGCCTCGTGGTACATCCCCTTCTCCAGCCTCACATTGTCAAATCTCTGCATCTCCGCATTCCTCCTCAAAATTTTCATGTCCCCGCCCTGCCGGGGGCGTTACTTTTCCCACGTGGGAAAAGTAACCAAAAGGACGCTTAGGGGGTGGCCGCCGGTTCGACTGCGGGCCAAAGGTCGGCCCTCCGTCTCTCAGGACGGCCACCCCCTAAGAACCCCCGTTTTACGGGAGCTATCCCCTTCAAGGGGAGACACCCATCCGGCTACCGCATTTTACGAATGGGCTGTCCTTCTCTTTCCGGCCCACAGGGGCCTCCCTTTCTCCAACACTGAAAGCATACGCTTCTCTTTCCAGCGCCTAAGCAGGCGCTGGCGTACCACCGGGGCGCTGGACTGCGCCCCTCACATACACACCACCGCCGTTTTCGCCGCCGTATCCACCGTCAGCACCAGCCAGCTCACCCCGCCGTCGGCGGATACCTTCACGCCGCCCTTGCCGTCGCAGACCAGCTCCTGCCAGCCCGCCGCCAGCGCCGTCTCCCCGGAGTACGCCACCTCGGCCGCGCCCCGGATCTGCACCGCCGCCGCGCCGCCGCGCACGCCGCCCAGCGCCACGCCGCAGGGCAGATCGCCGTCCTTGCCCAGGCCCACCGCGCCGTTCCCGGTGACCGCCACCGCCATCCCCGGCTTCACGTCCTCCCCAGCCAGGAAGGTGGCCGCCGTCTGGCCCACGCCCTCAAAACAGATATCCATATCCCTACCCCTTTCGCTTCAAAAAGTTATAGAAATCCCCTTTCAGGGCATTTCTCCCGCCCTTCAGCCCTCCCCTTCAAGGGGGGAAGGTGCCCCAGTGCGCACACTGGGGCGGATGAGGGTGCGCTCCAGCGGGGCTCCCAAGGCCCCGCCACCCCGCGCTAAAACACATCCCGCTCCACAAACCGCGCGATCTCCCCCTCCCCCATGGCCATCACGAAATACCGAATCTCGTCCATGGCATGATCAAACTCCTTCCGCACCCGGTCGCCGCCCCCGCCCTCCTCCCAGCGGTACAGCCCGAACTCCCGCGCCGCCGCGCCGCACTCCCGGCAGATGACAATCCGCCCCTCCTTCAGCGCCGACGCCGTCCGCCGAATCCCCTCCAGCACCCGGTTGTCCGCCTTCCGCACGGACCACCCCTCCCGCCGGAGGGCTTCCATAAAGCTGGCCGCGGACGGGTCCACAATCACCGTCTCGATGCACCGATCCCCCGCCAGCCGCCTCAAATCCTCCGCATACTCCCCATCGGTTTTCTGCCGCCCCTCCTCCCGGGCGTCATAGTAAAACTCCCTGACCCTGTACCAAATCCCGTCCCGCTCCCCCCAGAGCCCAAAGGAAGCCGGGTTCCTGGTGCCGTAGTCGCAGGAGATCCGCCACCGCCGGAACTCCCCCTCCGGCGCGGGCGGCATCTCCTCCGGGTCAAAAAAGTCGTACACCAGCCCCTCCGCGGCCACCCATTCCCCCAGCACATACCGCCGGTAAAAGGTGCCCCGGAACATCCGCTCATACCGCTCCCGCACCGCCGGGGACAGCGCCGGGTTGTCCCCCATGGTAAACCGCAAATGCAGCGCCCGCTTCTCCTCCGCCTTGCAGATCCACTCCTTGTAAAACCAGTGCTCCGGCGCCCCCGGGTTGCACGAGAACCACACCCGGGCCCCCTGGACGGAGCACCGCGCCGCCGCCTGCTCAACGAAGGACCGGGGCATGATCGCCGCCTCGTCCAGCAGCACC